TTGGGCAGCACCTGAGCCAGGGCTTCGTAGAGCTCACCAGGATTTTTATTGCGTGGTGCGCATTTTGCGATTTGTTCTTTGGTAAAATTGAATGTCATGCCAGCTCCTTTACATAGAGTTTCTGATAATGTTCTACTAGATTGGGATGGCGATCCCATTGATGTATGACCGCTGGAGTTTTGCCATAGACACTGACTCTACCATCTTCCAGAATTTTAATCTCGTCAGGATGTGTCAGACATATTGTGGCTACACCGTCACCATTTTCCTGCTTGGTGTGTGGCAGCTTGTCTTTATGGAAGATATAGTTGTGTGGTCCTTGCTCGTCGGGAATACCGCCAGCCTTGACCATCTTCTCCAGACCACGCTCGTTCATGAGCGTGACAATGTAGCGTATGATGTCTTCGGATCCACCCAAAGTAGTTCCTGAACAGATGATGCGTTTGTCAGCAAATTCTGCGGCTACTGCTTCTCCATAGTTTGTGGTCAGAATGTATTTATTGAAGCGTTCGTCACAGGTCCAGGCTGGATCTTCCATGAAGCAGTGCAGTCCTGGTGTAGTAATTTCTGCGAATACATCGCCCTGCAAAGCCACGTCACGAACATCGGTTAGAAATACACGATCAAACTTGCCACGATTCTCCAGCAGTATGTCCAGGTATTTAAAGTAACGGGTATTGTGTATGGCGCTGGGAACGAAATATCCGGCTGTGAAGAAATGAACATCCACGCCCTGCTTCAGCAGCCAGTCATATTTTTCCTGCTTGACATCGGGTTCTACCAGCAGCACGAGTCTGGTATTGCTGCAGTACTTCTTCCAGCTCTCAACAAATACTGCAATCTGATCAATTTTATAACTCCAGGCAGTGCCCAGTATAACATTCTGTTTCATAATTACCTCAATCGTAGACTAATGATACATTGGGACCCAGTGTGCCGAACAGATGTGTGTTGTCCAGTTCTATGGCCTGTGTAGGACCTATGTGCTTGTACAACAAATGCTCCATGTCTATGTAGTGATCTGTGCTGAGCTCAATCATGTCATCCATGGCAGCCTGCAGACGTTCCTGTGTGTTGTCCAAGAGTCCGATATCAAAACTCCAGAGACGACTGCTGAATCCATGATCGGCGCCTATGGTATGACAATGATCGGCATCCATCCAGCTGGCTTCACGACGTTTGAACACATACTTCATACCAGCATCTTCATACACAGACGCATCAAACAAGGGACTGAGCTGATAGCGACCGCTGATCTTAAAAATGCGATCTACCTGACGTGCTGGCACCATGTCGGGATGATTGTTGATGGCATCCAGAGCATTGAGCATCAGAGTAAGTTCGGCCACGGTCTTGGCCAGACCGCTGGTGCCGCCCATTTCATGTTTATTATTGACATGACTAATAACATTCTGTTGCAGATGCTGAATCTGATCATTGTTGGTCATGTCCATGAATACATGCACCATTTCAAGTAACTGTTCCCACAATGGCGACGTTGGTAGACGACTGCCGCCTTCGACCAACACAGTCTTGGCATCAGGATAGAATTTATAAATGCTGCGTACGGTATCCATGGTCTGCAGGATGCGTACATCCCTGGGCAGCGGGCCCAGACTAGTTTCTATGGCACTGGTTATGATAAAAGTTGGAGTCATATTACACCATGATGTGTTGCATGCCAGTACGCCCAACAGATTGTCCGTTGAGTTCGCGTACCAGTATGTTGGTTATAAGTCGATCATTGGTTTGATCGCAGAATTTAAATTGTGCTGGAAATTCCAGTCCAGCGTTCAGACAGTCTGTGAGTAGCTTGCCAAAGCAAAAGAAGGTATGATCAATCTGCATATTCTCATCAAAGCAGCAATAGCTAAATGGTCCGCTGTTTTTACCTACAATGAGCTTGGCACGTTTGCTGAGATAGGCAATTTCATTGAGATCGGACTTCTTGTAGAATTCGTGAGTAGTATAGAAAACATTGGGCAGTTTAATTCCTACGTCGTGCGTGGCTACAAAGACATGATCCTTGAATTCTCGAGCCAGGTAGTCTATGCTGTATTTAAAGTCGCCCACGGCACTCTGACCACTGTTGGCTGGTCCATTGCAGAACAAAACCAGGGGAGCAGATTGAAATTTACCAACAACAACATCATCCACCATTTTGGTATCATAGTATGAGAAGTCTATGAAGGGCAAATAGTCATGAGGATTGTTGCTCTGTGTTACTGGACGTCCCAGAATACTGCTGAGTTGTTCACAGTACATTTCATACATTCTGTGCTGTATAATGTAATTGCTGTGCTGATGATATCCAAAGAGTTCTCCCTGAAAAGCACCGCACCAGGTGTTGATGAACAGTGTGCCGTCATCGTCCTGTGCAATGCGCACCATGCGATCAATCTGTGGAAGTTCGCTCAGAGGAATATGACGGCATCCCAGATCCTTGATGATGTCTGCATGGTTGGCATGCGCATAACTGAAATTTAAATCGGGCAGTTGACGCATAATGTTGCGTATCCACCCTTTGCCCACAAAGCAATCACCATTGTGATACTGGTTAAAGAATACTATGTTTTTAACCATTGTGTTTCCCAATCACTTCGAAACTAGGACAGGGCACAATGAATTTGCCACCGCCATCCAAAAATGCTTTCTCACGCTCCAGGAACTCATCGATGAAGTGCCAGGGCAGCACCAGCAGATAGTCTGGAGGATTGGCTCGCATTTCTTCTTCGCTGATGATGGGAATGTCAGTACCAATGGTGCGCAGACCAAACTTATAGGGCGATCGTTCTACCAGGGCGCCGATGTCTTCCTTGGTTAAACCAAAAGTCTGTAACAGAGTATTGCCCTTGGTGCTGGCTCCATAGCCGTAGATGGTCTTGCCTGCAGCTCGTTCATCACGAATAAAGCTCACCACATCGTCACGCAACTGCGACAACTCCTGAGCAAAGTCGGCCCAGAGCTCTACATTGTTTACCGAATACCAGGACTCTAATTCCATCATGCCCTGGATGCGCATATTGCAGACATCACGGAAAGGTGCAGTTCCAAAGACTCGACGATTGCCAGTTTCTTTCTGCAGATAGATTCGGAAGCTACCGCCATTGGTGTCGTTCAGGCTGGCATCCACGATGCGGAATCCATGTTGTGAAAACAGATTGTGTATGCTGCGCAGGTCATAGTAATAGACATGCTCATGACAGATGTTGTCGAAGGCCATCTGCTCCATCATCAACGGTGTATAGCTCATCTGCAGCACAACAATGCCATCGTCATCCAGACACTCAGCCATGTCCTTGACAAATGGATGTGGATCGTTCAGATCATAGAACATGGCGATGCAGGTTATTACCTTGGCCTTGACATCGCTGACCTTGAAGAAGTTTTCCTTGTTGAAGTAATCCTGTACAATGGTACCATGCTTGCTGCTTTCTGCCAAATAGCTATCGTCACAGGGATCAATACCAATGCGTTTCAGTTTGCTGGGAACATTGCTTAGCAGAGTACCGTCATTGCAGGCAATGTCCAACCAGACGTCGCCTTCTTGCAGATCCATGCGATCGGTAATTTCCTGCACAATTCTGCTGAGCTCTCGACGCATGCTGACATTGATGCCGCTGCGATACCAATAGGTGCCCCACATGGTGTTGTGTGGTGCCAGAGCATCGGGATGCAGACGTACTGCACCTAGCTCTTCATCCAGATAAAGATCCAGATTATATTTTTTTCTGTCAGCAGGCTGTTCTTTGACAAAATCACTGACATATAGATCACCCATGTCCAATACTTTTTTCACGTTCACTCCTTGTATGATTTAACCTCATTGATTGCTGAATTATATGTTGTATTTATCAGTGCCTTGACACGCATTCTGCTGTCGTTGGTTTTGTGTATGGCCTGAGCAGTGCGAATAAACTGTTCGCCAGTATCATTGGCATGAGTGAGTTCGCGAATCTGATCTTCTAGATGCCAGAGACTGCTGTTGACTGTGTTGAGTCTGGCCATGAGATGAATATAATGTATGTTTCGATCAATCTTCATTTCCTGAACTATGAGCAACAACTTCTGTAGTTCAATCATGACGATTAACTGCTTCTGTTCGTCAGTGATATACTTTTGCTTGAGACGCAGTATGCTGATCTTGTCCAGCAGTTCTCCCACGCTAACTGGTATATGAACTATCATGGTGCTGTCCTTTCATGATGAGCTAACTTGAAGTCATGTTCACACATATCGGCCACCATGTCGGAAAAAGTCATTTCAGGTTCCCAGCCCAGTTGTTTACGAGCCTTGGTGGCATCGCCCAGCAAGAAGTCTACGTCAGCTGGCCGATAAAACTCTTCACTGATCTCAATCAATTTACGACCTGTCTTTCTGTCTGTGCCAATCTCATGCACACCACGTCCACTCCAGACCAGATTATAGCCATGCCAACGACAGGCAGCTTCACAGAAGGTTCTGACACTCTGCGTCTGTCCTGTGGCAATCACATAGTCATTGGGCTTGTCCTGCTGCAGCATCAACCACATGGCGCGAACATAGTCACGGGCATGACCCCAGTCACGTTTGCTGTCTATGTTGCCCAGCTTGATGACTTCGTTGCTGCCTGCGGCAATGCGGCCCAGCGCTCGGGTAATCTTACGAGTCACAAATGTCTCACCGCGACGTGGACTTTCATGATTGAACAAGATACCATTGCTGGCATGTATGCCATAGCTCTCGCGATAGTTGATGGTGAGCTGATGTGCAAATACCTTGGCACAACCATATGGACTACGAGGATAGAACGGAGTACTTTCTCGCTGCGGTGTCTCCTGCACCAAACCAAACATCTCAGAGGTGGATGCCTGATAGTAACGTATCTTATGACCTAAATTCAGATAGCGTATGGTGTCCAGTATTCTCAGCGGACCCAGAGCATTGACGTCGGTGGTATATTCAGGCAACTTGAAACTGACCATGACATGACTCTGTGCTGCCAGGTTATAGATCTCATCGTATTCATTCTCACCAATGATGTTGCGGAGATTGTTGGCGTCGCCCAGATCCGAATAATGCAGCTGTAGCTGATCTCGAATGTGACGCAGATGTGCGGGATTTTCGTTGGTGCTGTTGCGACGAATTAGGCCATGTACTTCATAGCCCTTGCTCAGCAACAACTCACTTAGGTAACTACCATCCTGGCCATTGATGCCAGTAATTAGGGCTTTCTTCATGCTATTCCTCATCAAGGATAATAATACAAGGGCGGGTTTCCCCGCCCTGGTCAGGCTACGTGCTTGGCTTCGTACTCCATGCGTGCAAGTATATATTCCCTGACAATGTCACTGCGTACAATGTCGTCAACATCAAACTCCACGCTGCGGAAGCTGGGCATCATGTCGGCTATGGCCATGAACTTTTTAAGTCCACTCATGTCGCCTTTCTTGTACAGATCGGTCTGACGGAAGTCGCCACAGAAGATGATCTTTGAACGATCACCAACACGAGTCATGATACTGTTCAATTCCATGTCGGTCATGTTCTGACATTCATCGACAATGACAATGCTGTCATCCAGGGTAATACCGCGTACAAAGCTAGTGATCATAAAGTTAATGACCTTCTGTTCCTGTAGTCTTTGAAACGCATCATGGCGATTATAGAATAGTCTGTGACAGATGTCAATATAGGGGGCGGTATATACTTCGGTTTTCTCCTTTTCATCGCCAGGCAGGTGACCGATGTCGCGGCTGGGCACAGCACTGCGAACCAGAACTACCTGCTGTAGTCTGTTGCTACGATCCATTACTTCTTCCAGAGCTTTGTACAAAGCTATGAAAGTCTTACCTGTTCCTGCTACGCCATGTAGCAGCATACACTGGGCTCCTTGTTGATACAGTTCAAAAAATTTATTTTGATTTTCAGTCAGAGGATCAAAAGTTGCCAAATCATCGATGTTAAGTTTTAACTTCTGATGATTGCTTTTGAGCGTGACTGCGGGGGCTAGCTGAAGAGCTTGTTGTGTATTCTTTTTTGCCATGATTGCCCTTTGTTTCTTCTTCTTGGTTGGAGTTTCAGTCAAAGAAAAACCCCCAAGCAGTGCCGCGCGGCGGCTAGCTGGTGGGGGCCGTGGTGTTCTTTGTCTGGCTGTCAATTCATTACCATTTTGAATTCAGTGTTGACTTTTTGCCATTGGCGGCGTGAATTCGTTGGAGGACCTCCTTGAAACCTCCGTCTATCTTTCTAAGACCTAGACGAACTGGATCACCCATGGGAGGGGCACCTGTGATAGTTTTGATAACTGTTCCTTCTCCCTGGCAGCTGGGGCAAGGCTTGGTCGTAGGTAGGTGCATGTCCGCGATGCGGTGAAACTCTTCAAAATCGTGATTGCACTTCTCGCACTTGTATGAGTATGTCGGCATATGTTTATTTATGTAACTAGTTGTTTGACGAGCTCATCTCTGGCTAGATTTTTTGCCTTGCTCTCGCACTGAATGTCAAAGTCAGGACTGAAGCTCAGCGCCCAGTCGTTGACTGCGGTGTTCCAGTAGAAGTCCGAGTGAGCTCGCAGCTTGCCACGAGCGATCCCCGAGGCCAGCAGACGTTCAAGGTCGGGGCGGGTAGTTGTGTCATGTCCGGCCAGTACGTCTTCTCGAGATACGGAATAGTGCATAGCAGGGCGAACGCCACGCCAGCTACTTTTAATACGTGCAACACGTTCGTCATCTGGTTCAAGGTATTCTCCTGTGCGTACCCAATGGTGGTGGATGTCTAACACCAGAGCGCAATGGTCGACGAGCTCGAGGCTGGCGTCGACACCGTGCTTGGTTTCGTCGTTTTCAATGGTGATACAGTTTCTTGCTTCGGGGCTGAGACGTTGCAGAGTGTCTTTGATGCCATCGGCACCGCGGCGACCGCTGATGTGGACGTTGATTTTAAAGTCCTGAAATTTCTGACCGTAGCCCATCCAACGTGCCATGTCTGCATGATATTCAAACTCCTCTATGCTGCGTTCTACAATGCTGTCATGATGGCTGGCCAAGACACAGAACTGACCAGGATGGAAGCTGAGCCGCACACCCTTGTCGCGAGCCAGGTCGCCCACAGGTGCAAAGTTACGTTCACAGTAGTCACGAACATCGGTGCGCTTCCAGAAATAACTCCAGGTGGGTTCAGTATACACAGGCAAGATGTCACTGCCCAGCCGCACCATCTTGCGTCGTTCATCCAAGCCACCGACTCGTTCTACCAGTCTGTGTATGCTTTGAATATTGTGTACCATGAGATCCCAGAGCCGTTGTTCGGCATCGTCCTGTGTCTGACGGTTAAGCCAGGCCACGGTAGTGACTCGGGTATTGAGAGCTCGAGCAGCGTCGTCTTTACCAAATCCATCGATCTGTTCGACGTTGTCGATCCATTTGCAACAAAAACCAATTTTAGGAGTATTCATGATATAATTATAGCACACCTTACATTTGCTGTCGAATGTTTATATGCTCAATGCTAGCCAAAATGCTACAAGCAAGGCGCCGAGCTCGAGTACTAAGTAGTTCATTGATGCTAGCCTGACGCAGACAGAGCTCCACACTCTCTGCATCCAGGGTCGAAAGAGAATCAGCTGTAATCCGAACCATATGGGTGCCATGGAGATTGACTGCTGCAACTGTGATATTAATTTCTTCATCGGTGTATAGGCTTATGACCAGAGCCTCGCGGATTCTGGGTCGTTGTGGAAAGTTCAGTATGGTAGCCATACTGATATTTATAGATCATGATTTGTGTACTCTCAGCAGTTTGACCTGATCGTTGGGTGCCAGATAACAACGTATGGCCACAGTCTTGCCGAATCTCGTGGGAGATTGCATCACAGTTGTTTCACATAAGTTGTTGTAGAGAATATACTCACCCAGCTTGCGTGCCAGCGAGTCCCTGATGTGCTTTCTCCAGAGTTCATCGGTCATGTGAACAGCATCGGCATCAGAGACCTCATGACGTATGGTTATCATTTTGCCGCCTATGGCATATTCCTCTTCTGAGACTGTCTTGGGATCAAAACTCAGAGGCTCATCACACAGGCTACCCATGCCGCGGCTTGATACACCCCAAGGGTTGTCGGGCATCTTGGCCATGTTATTTTATGTCTTTCGAGCTGTCTGCCACACTCTTGTCGTTTCTGAATTCCACGAACACGGGCAGAAATAAACTTGCAACGCTGGATGTCTTGTCTGTGATCCTGGCGTTGTATTTGACGGATACGATTCGTCCGACACTGTTATCAGCAGTAATGCCAGCGCGATCAGCATCGCTAAAGCCCGTACCCACATTGACTCTGACACCACCACAATCAGACTCAAGCACCAAAGCACCAAGACGACCCACATTTTTACCGGTCCCTTCTTCCCAATCCACGACACGGAGGTCGCATTCTAGCTCGCCCTTGAACTTGATCAGGGACTTGCTGCGCTTATTTTCCCACACACCATCTCGTGTCTTAAGAATGATGCCTTCCTGACCCTGAGCCAGAAAAGTTTCAAACATACGACGTGCTTCGTACTCATTGTTAACCTGCTTGCTCTGCACCATGTCAACATAGTGCGCCAGATGAGTTAGACGATTGTTAAGATCACTGATGCAGTTACAGAGCTTGGCCAGTCTATCTTTATAGGCTTCTTTTTCTATACCGGCCTGAAAAGCATCCAGTGTGATGGCATCCCAGAGCGTGGCACGAACCATCACAGCCTCGGCAGTGCTCATGGTACCCTTGACTGCTTTGTTCAGTATGCCATTGCCTGTCTTGCGATCCAGCATCTGGCCTGCAGCATCCACCACCATGAGCTCGCCATCGAACACCATGTCTATACCATAGAAGGCTGCCATGTGACGGAACGGTGCCTCGATGTTGGGATCAGGGATGCTGATCTCTTTGCCATTGCGACTGCGAAACTCTACCTTGTTGTTCTTGACTATGGCATTGAAGCGCATACCATCCATCTTGACCTGAGCAATGGCTGGCCAGGTGATACGATCCACGAGCTTCTGGTCATAGGCACTGGCCAGCATGCAGGGATATTCAGGAATCAGGCCTGGCCAGATCTTGTTCACGGTTGCGTCGCTCACACCACAGCGCAGATCCTTGGCAATGATGCGTTCAATGACCAGGGCATCGGCTGGGCTTACACTGCCCAGCACAATGCGGAGATGCTCAATGCCAGCATTGCCTGTCAAGGTACGGTTACTGAGCAGGCTCAGACGATTCATGGCATTGTCCAGCGTGTCCTGATTCTTGACATTGAGGTTCGGGGTATAGTCTGGTATCTTGCGAATATAGAAATTCGCGAAGGGGCTCAGAGCCAGCGTCAAAACTCGTTTCAAGGTCTCATTGTTCTGATTCAAGCTCAGAATCTTTTCTTTGTAGAGACGGCTGTTGTTGCTGGCCAGGTCATCCAAAATGTCTTTGATCATAGCGAGCTCCCGTACTTGACTAGCTGGCGACGCAGATGTTGCAGGACATAGTTCCAATACTGCTGGGCCCATTCACTGCGAGCCGATTCCAGCACTGCCTCGACTCGTTCCATGCGCTGTATAGTCAATTCAATCATATATTCGCTCCTCAATGGTATCGTGGAGTCATCATTATAGCAAAAAAATTCGTTGTTGTCAAGCATTACTGCCTAGTGCGTGACTGTATCGATGTGCGCGCACTTCACAGTTTAATTGTGACCGAATGTCCTGTGTCATTTGGTCTACTTCGTCTTGACTTCTTGCCACACCACCGTATTGCCAGCTGTGCAGACGACCTATGCTGTCCTGACGGGCATATTCTAAAATCCAAAACACGTCGCTGAATCTGTTGTGCATGATCAGTCCAATTCTCCGCCTTCGGAAATGTCTGCTGGTTCATAGACATGGTTGGTATTGCTGCGCGTTACCTTGGTAGGCGCAATCGTGGCAGTATTGGTAATGGTCTCGTACATGACTTCGAACTGTTCGTGTTCTGCTACTTCTTCGTTGAAGTTACGACGATGATAGACCTTGGCCATGCGTCGGAAAATCTTTTTGTCAAGTTCAAACTGTTCACAGGTTGTCTTGATGATGTCCTTGATTAGATCACGCTCAGCTTCAGACCTTGTCAGACTGTTGCTGATTTCCTGCAGTGCCTGCTCGATCTTTTTTCGATCCGCTGGGTTGCTTGGTATGTTCATTATGTGTGTACTCCTCTATGCTATGGATAGGCCAAAAAATACGTACTGGTTTCCAGTAACGCGATACAATGATGTTGATTGATACAATGCCTGCTGTGATGACAATTAATCCCAGCATCACCAGAATTGAACCAACAAAAAACATGGCAGCGTCAGCTATGGTCATCATGAGGTCTCCAGGTCAGGCTGATTGCGAGACTTCTTTTCACGTACTCTGATCTCACTGGCCAGTTGCGCCTGTATGGTCTGACGTTTGAGCTCACCGCGGCGATGTGGATCTAGCTCATTTTGAAACATCCATTTAAGATGCTTCTTCATACGAAATGCTGCTGTGGGTCTTAACATTAACCTCTCCTCATGGTAGAAATGTCCTTGGCTTCTTGATCGCTGAAGATTGGAACCATGTTGCTCTTGTGCATGGTGCCAATGCCCACCATCTTGTCGCCAGTATAAACCTTGACAGGCACTGCTGCGGTACTGCCGCCTCCAGTGTCCAGGCTGGGTATATGTCGAGTGCTGCGTTCATGATTAAGATTGACCGGAGCAATCGACGTCTTCTTGGCCAAGGCTGGTACTTTCTTGGCCGGATACTTCTTCAACAATGCCTGCCAGTCAGCCTCGAGCTCGCGAGCGCGGGCGGCCTCATCGGCATTGCGGAACTTACGCTTACCTTTTTTCTTGCCCTGCATGCTAAGCCAGGGACCTTCGAGATGCATGCTCATTTTAAAGACACCGCAGAGTGAAAGAATGCATGCAGTATAATTACTGATGTCCAGTTTGTCAAGCTAAATTCAATGTTCAGACCAAACAGAGTATTCAGAGCTTGAATCACCAGCAATGGTCCAAGCACAACCATCAAGACAGCAAACACTACAACAAATATCAAATTCCAGTTCGTGGGTTTCAAATCAATCTTCATCATGACAACTCCTTAGTTACAGATGCTTTGAGTGGCTACGGCTACACCGATGTTGTTGTACAGATACTCAGTGCGGCATTCTGGATAACGATAGAACCAGGTAGTGGGTGGCGGTGCACCATACTGTGGTGCTGGCACGGGCTGTGCAGGACGTTGCTGCAGCTGCACACCCGCAGGATAGATTGGCGCAGGCTGAGCCGCACGATTTAGCTTGTCATAGATCCAATATCCAGCCACGCCTGACACCACGCCTTGCTCGAAGGCGCCCCAGGCCAGGGCCTTGGTACTGACCATGGTCAGCAATGCTGCTGTTAAAAGATACTTCTTCATGATGTTGCTCCTTAGAAAGATGTTACTGTGCAGTCGCTGGGACGGCGTGCCTTGTTCAGCAGTCGGCGCAGACCGCGGCCAACCTTGGCACTGGTTTCGCGTTTCTGTGCTGCTTTGCTCAACGGCTTCGCCGGAGCTGGTTGCGATTTTGGTAGTGTGTAAACTTTGCCAGCCATGTCTATCTCCTTGATTAGAAACCTTCGGATGTAGGCGCACGATCGTTGACCGGTACCTGCTTGGGTGCATTGGCAGCCTTGCTGGCCTCACGAACAGCACCTTGCAGGAATCGCACACCCTGGTCTGCTTTCTGCGCCATGGTGCTGAATCCAACTGTGCAGGCCGATACACCTAGAACGAAACCTATGATCAAGTTACCCATTTGATGCTCCTTTCCCATTTAACGTACCACCATTATAGCAAAAAAGCACCGTTTTGTCAAGCCTTTTATCACCTTCTTTCGCCTTGATCTGCTTGGCTCTGCGTTATATTAGCAAAATATTAAGACTTTTCTGCCTGTTTTTCAGGCAGAATTTCGGGAAAAGCACGGCGTACCAGCCCCTCGGTCAGTCCCTTGTACTTCTTCTGCAGAGCCTTGTCTTTTAGAGCGATCAGCATGTCAGCCTCGATGCCATTGATGCCCTCCAGCATCTGGATAAAGATGTTCTCGATCTGTATGCGTTTGATGTTCTTGGGGCGGCGTGGATGGTTCTTGATCAACAGATATAGACGCTTGCTCTCAGCATAGAAGTTGGTCTCGGCCATGTTCACAGGATGTGGCGACCGCTTGTAGGGAGGCTCACCCTTGGGCAGATCAAATTCATGCTGTGGATCAAAGTTCAAGGCCAGTACATACTTCAGTGTCTGACCATTCTTGTGACTACGCAGTAATTGAATTCGTTCTTCTTCGCTCTTGGTCTGAGCAATCTGTTCAAAGAGTTCTGGTAATAGTAGATGCATTAAAATTCTCCGATGTGTTCCATCATGTTCTTCATGCGGTGTTCCATGAAGTAGTTTAGTAATTGGCTGCGGTCTTTCTTGACACGACCAATCCAGGCGTTCAGCACGTTGTCACGCACTGCATCGGGTATGTAGTCAAAATCAATGAGATAGCGATTGCGCTGAAAGTTACGCGCCACTTCCACGGGCACATGGCTATGAAAGTCATCCATGGGGATTGTCTCCCATTCGGCCATGCGCTTCTTGGTAATGGGCTTCTGACGGCTCTCGGTGACGAAGGTATCGTCGGCGCTGAGAATATTGGGAATGCCATCGCCCTTGTCGCCATTGACAATGTGCTCCAACAGATAGCTTTGCACACTGCTGTCAGGACGGACCCACTTCTTGTGAATGGGACTATACTGCTGCACATTCTTATACTTCTGCAGCTGAATGAAGTCATGGTCGCCACTCAGCACCAGGAATGGGCGTGGCACTTCTTCGCCAAAGGCTCCGTCTTGCTGCAGGTCATTGGTCTGACTCCAGGCTGCCAGTATGGCAATGACATCGTCTGCCTCGGCACCGTCGACATCGATCACAGCATAGGGGAAGAAGGTGCTGAGCTCGGCGCGGATCTCACTCAGAGTGTCAAAGATCAGCTTCCAGTCAAAGCCTGAGTCGGCTCGAGCCTTTTTACGACTGGCCTTGTAGTAGGGGAATTTATCCTTGCGCCAGTAGTGGCGGTTGTCACAGGCAATGACCAGTTCGCCAAACTCAGCACCAAATTTTACTTTATAGCTGCGTATGGCATTGATGATCATGTGGCGGATCAGATCCTTGCGAATCTCCACATCGGTTCGGCCTGCCAGTTCGGCCATGAGCGTACTAATGGCCGTCTGGTTAAAGTCAACAACAATCATTTTGAGTCCTTGAAAATTATGGTAACACCATTATATATGATCTGCGCACTGATGTCAAGCACTCTGAACCGTTTCATCATTCTTCATGCTGCTTTTCCCGTTGTTCGAAACGCTGCTCCTGTATGGTCTTTTCTTTGGAGACCTTTCTGGGATTGGCACACATATAACAACGGGGATTGCCGCAGTTCAAGATATGCTTCTTATGATTGCGATGCGGTTGTTCGATGTATCGCCATTTGTTTCTGTGCATGCCATAGTCTTTGGCAATCTGCAACTGCTTGTCAATGGCCACCTGATCTTTGTGTAGTCGGCGGCTATGCTTCTTTTTGTCGTCTTCGTGGCTCATGTTAAATTAGATGATGTCTTTTGTATTGCTCTTGACGTTCAGCTTCATGATGATCGCACAGAGTACGGATCCAACCTCCATGTCTGAGCTGTCCTGGTACACCACATTCCTCGCAGGTATATCCTGCCCAGGCCTCGGCCATCTCCACCATGCCACGAATACGTTCATCGCCACCTTCATAGTAGAAGCGAAGCCCGCCAAATTTTTCCTTGATCTGCACTACACGCACAGGCTCTACAAGCTGCTCATCGCGATTACGCCACTTTAGATAGTGGCTGATGCTGCCACACAGGCTTTCTATGATGGGCCACCAGCCAGCACCAGTGGCTACTCCACCGTAGGATTTGCTGAACATATCAGCATGCTTGGTCTCTAGACGCTGTATGAGTGCGTCATATTCTTGTTCATTCCAGGCCATATGAATACTCCATGATGTAGATCAGCACCAATATTAGTACGATCCACTCCATTATAGTGAATTGCTGCAAGAAAGTCAAAAGCCTAGGAGCCTTTTTGTGAATCCAAAACTGTAGTCGTTCTAGGGGACTGATCATCTTTCTGGTCCTTGGGTATGTTATACTCTCTGCCATACTGTGAATGGTGTCCTTGTACCTCTGGCCCAGCATACTTTACATTGCCTTCTACTGGCAGACCAAATCGTCGACGAATGTTGCGCATGTCGGCCTGTGAGCCACAGCACCGTGCACATTCTTCGACGACGGCTTCTGCAAACCGTCGTGCAGTGCCAGTCCAGAGATTACTCATGTAGATATTGAAGTGAGTGTCTTCTGCTAGTTTACGAAACGGATCGTTCATAGTACCCTCAGCAGCAAAGTATCTTCGTTGATGCGACCATTGAGCTGAGTCTCAGTGGTAGTCAGGTCTGGCAGAATCTTTCTCAGTGCCACCTTGCCTGCGGCCATCATCTTAGGAATGATGACATCGGGTTTGCGCAAGGTACGCTGCACACTGGTGTCGGGATCATAGCCCTGCAGGCTAGTACCTTTAACACTGAAGCCACTGGCACCAACTGCATTGTACACGCCCAGCTTCTTGTTCTTGATGTTGTAGACCCAGAGCTGCTGTGCACCAACAATGCTGGGCGCACTCACACTCTTCAGAGCTTCATGTTCCTTCAAATACTTGAGCCTGGCTACCTGCTCACCCGCAGGCTTGGCCTTCTTGGCACGTGGCTTGCGATTGGCCTTCTTGAAGTTCTGATAGCGGTCAGCGTCTTCGATCAGACTCTGCAGGAACTCTTTGAAGGCACGGACATCACGTTTGCCCAGATGAGTCCAGGCCTCGGTAACCTGAGCATCAGTGCCAATCAGCTCTAGCTCATCTAGTTGCCGTCTGCAGATGGGCTCGACGCCTGCGAGGTATTGCTTGGCGACGTTGTGGGCCTGACAGTACTTGTACAGGTTGTAGCCAGTAGGCTTAAAGGAATTAAGAATAAAATTATCAATCTCGCCATCTATGGCTTCTCCCAGAAACTCGGCCTGCTTTTCCAGCATGGCATCCTGAATGCTGCGCTTGGGTGTCACAGTCGCCACCACTGCAGGTTCTTCTTCTTCTCGCACACTCTGGGCCTGTGTCAGCAGATCACGAAAATGATCCTTGAGACGCTGCTGTACTGCGTCTTCAAACACAGTACCATTCATCTGCATGCGTGCAATCCAACCATAGGTGCGGCTAAACTTGTCTTCGTCAATCTTGGCCCAGAATTTATATTCAGCAGGCCAGTTCTTTTTAACCCAGGCACCAGCATAGGCCAGGGCGTCTTTCTTGTCCTTTTCATAGTTGTACCAGTTCATGGCCTGCATGAACTTGCCCTGATTGTCCTGGTCAAAGGATTCATACTTGGGCTCACCAGAAACGACAGATTCAGACATGCAGATCTCCTAGATTAAAACTGAATTCTCGAACACTGTCCCAACGAAAACTACGCCAGGCCTGTTTGTCAATGTCCCAGACACTCTGTGCGGCTTCACTGATCTTGCGTTGCGGCGCTTCGGTCTTTTCAACTATGGGTACAAGATCGGGGTTCAGAGTGCAGTGCAGCCAGCGTTCGGTGCCATCGGCTTTGATAAAGCAGACATTGACTCTTTCGTTGCGCAGCACACCCCGCATCCAATCGCGAAATTTCGCGCGTTCATCTTCCGTGGCTGTGGCATACCAGCCAGTATTCCATGTACCATAATCAAAACTCATTTTCTTTTCCTTTCACCGGTTCTAAGTTGACGATAATCTCCAGCGAGTCTGCCTTTCATTTTATGACACAGTGGGCATAGCTCGTCTAAATTGGCTTTTCTATTATCGGTATGATCACCATTCTTATGGTCCATTTCTACCATACCAATAAACGCTGGATTCTTTTTATAGTCGATTGGACATTTAAATCCCAGATGCGAATCCTGATTACTACACTTACCTGTCTTAAATGGAGTCACTCCAGGCTTGTATGGTTTACCTCCGTAGTTGGCAATCTGGCACGCCGAACAATATGGACGCCAACGTGGATTGGCGTCAGTAATCTTGCCTGTTACTGGGACTACTGGACTATTACACCCATGATTGATGCAGATAGGACGTTTAGGCATTTGGAGAACGTTTCCCATTACAGATACCTTTCACAGATATGACGCTTGGCGTCTCGGGTTGAACGGTATGTCACATCGTCTATTCTAATAGATCTGCCAGTAATAGTCAAGCAGAATTTATCGTTCTTGAACACATAGGCCTTCTTACCACGCACCAATTCTTTGGTACATTGATTGTTCAGGCCAGCAAAGAACAGAGTGTCGGCTAGTTCTTCGCGATGCTGCATGGCTATGAATGCGTCGTTCATTGTAGTCGGAACTTCTTCAAATATTCGTTGGCCTTGGCATAGGGGTCTTCGTTGTCAGCCGCAATATTGGCTTCGATGTTGTTCAGCACCTGATCGAAGTGCGCCAACATAACCATCTTGACCAGATTTTCTACCTGAACCTGATCTACTTTGTCCAGACTAGCGGCCCAGGCTTCTAGATCTTCCATGTCATTGAACTGCCACATTCGGTCCAGCAACTGCACCTGATGCCTGGTTAGACCGTCTATGGTCAGTCCATGGCCCAGACGATCTTGACGCATCAGACGTTTGCTCTGAAAGCCGCTCATTGTTGCTCCTGATAAGCTGCACCCAGCGCCATGAGCGCAAAGCCAGCCAGGGTAACGCCCAGATACTGCAGAGCCTGAACAAAACCGATGTCAAGGTTGTTCTCGATGCCACCAACGACACCCATGACCATGACCAGGCCAGCAAAGAAAAATGCTGCTGCTTTCATACTGTCTCCTCATCTAGAACAACAACGGTGTACTCAAACCCTGCTTTAAGACCATACTCCTCGGCAGCAGCTCGG